GATATTTTGCCTTTTGCTTTCATAGTCTTTTATTTATGTATTAACTGGTTTATTGTTCAAATTAAAACGGTGTTTGATCTATCTCAAAAATATTAATATGATCTATGACTTCCGGCTTTTTAATTTGCTTTAAGATATATTCTGCACTTATTTCAAAAACTGTCAGTGGTATCATATTGCGATAGCACCAATATTGTATCATACCCAGTTTTTTACCGTCAATAGGATGCTTGTAAGTAACCTCATAAACACGCTGGACAATATCATTATCAAAGGTTGCAACATCAGCAACAAACGCAGGATAACCGTCAATATCAAACCTTACTTCACGTTTGCCCCTTACCCACCGGCGCAATATCTTAACTGCTTCGTGATGGAAGTATGTTTCGATTATCTTAAAAGGGGGCCTCTTCTTTGCTTGTTTCATAATAATCTATTATTTTTTGTTCTGTTTCTTCCGGGAAGTCAATAAGCCAGTTACTCAAATCATTACCTGATTGATTAAACCTGCCCGTAACATAATCATACCTTAAATCAATTATACCCTGTTCTCCAAGATGCTTATATTTTATCTTCTGAAAATATACTTTTATCTCATTAAGCATAACATTCTGCTCATCAGTATTACGGTGTACCGTTATTCCATAATCTGTTTTATTAAAGAAATTAGCAGACCCGGAAATATCATAAAGAGAAGGAACTTCAATCTTTCCGTTTGCAGTTTTATTCATCTTTTTAGGATGTGCCACAAGAAATATGAGTATATCATTGATCTTGGCAAATGTAATAAGATCATCCAAAAATCTACTTATATATTGAGTTTCAGAATCGGTATATTTGTGTTCGAGTTTATTGTAAGGATCAATGACCATAATCTTTATTCCACGTGTCTTAATGAGAACCTTTGCAGAATCAAATATACTTTTTACTGTGAAATCTTCCTCATTGAGAATATAAAAGAAATTATCCGCTATATATTCATAGGCATTATCCCATTCGGTTTCTGATACCTTATTTTTATTAAAACCCTTTCCTATTATCTTTTCAAATAATTTCGTATAATGAAATTTCAAAGGATAGTTCTCAGGCGTGAAATATGCAGCCTTCCAACCATGAATAATATTAAGTTTACAGACAATATAATCAACAAATTCACTCTTTCCGGATGCCGGAATCCCGGTAACAATTGCAAGCCTCCCTGTCTCCCAGCTTATCTTATCATCTATAACCGGCTGATTTATTTTCTTCCCGGGCTGTATCCCATTTTCAAATAAATTACGTATCTCGGCATATAGGGATTTCACTTCTATTATTCCCTTTACCGGGACTGGCTTTGCTTCACTTAATATATCTTGTATTTCGGGACCATATTTTAAAAGAAATTCATTTGCATCCTTACAGTCTTTAAAAGATACAATCCAGCACCTTTCGGCTCCCAGCCTCCTTATAAGCTCACCACGTAATTCTATTCCTTTTGTGTCCTGATCCGTTGCTATATAAATCTTTTCTATATCAGCAAATAAATCAATACAGACATCTAAATATTCAAGATTCTTATTTGCCCCATTAGGTACTGAAATAGTATATTCAAATCCTGTCTGTATCAATGTAAGCGCATCTATTTCTCCTTCGACAATAATAACCTCGGAGTTTTGACTTAAACAATCCAGGTTCCAAAAAATAAGTTCAGCACCCGATATCATGCGGAATGATTTATTCGGCCCCCGATATTTGATATTTACAAGTTTGCCGTCAAAGAAATAAGGAAAGCAAATACATTCTACTTCCTTTTTGAATTGTGGCATCATAGTAGTATCAGAATATACCTTCATTTTATTAAGAGTATTCTGTGAGATCATTCTGCCTTCAAAGTATCTAACTGCCTTATCCGATAGTTCAGTTTTGTTTTTCCACTCAGGTATTATAAATTGTTTCGGCTCATGAGGACGGTATTCAAAAAATGCAGTTCCACAATTATGACAATATCCCCGTTTATTTGATTCATCCCATGCGAGACATTTATCTTTTGACTTCTTTCGCTGATGAGAACACTCAGGACAAAGAGAACGTAACCCTTCCGGAATATAATTATATATCTTCTTTGTATTTGATGATTGAATTTTCATGGCATCTGGTTCATTTCGTATTTGCCGTCTTTCTTTGCTCTATCTACAACCCAATTTAATATTGCCAGATAATCACTTTTATATTTCTTTCCATTTGCCCCTTTATAATTATTAAGAATATCAATAAGCTTATCAGTATTTTTTATTCCATGCTGTTTTACTAACTTAAAATATTCTTCTTCTGTCATTGAAACAAAATCTGCATATTTATTTTTTTTCTTCTTTATATCAATATCATTTACATTAACATTAACATTTACATTATCATGTTCGTTTTGCTTCATTTTGCTTCCCGATTTAACCATTTGCTTCGTTTGCTTCATTTTGCTTTGTCTTGCTTCGCCGCTTTTAATCCCTCCAAGTCTCCCTATTTCAGCACGTTGTGCGCTTAATGACTCCCATTTTTTAAGGTCTCTTTTTAGTTGATGTTTGATGTTTGCAAATACTGCTTTGATTAATACGTCATCTGTTTCTGGATTTTCATCACTAACATATGCAAATAAATGTTTGACTAATTGTCCTGCTTTTTCATCTGGTAATGCATCAAATGTTTCTTTCCAATCTACATATGCTATAAATGATTTTTTATTTTCGGCCATAACTACACAAATATTAAGCTCCGAACCCCAGGGTGTAGTTAACTCAATCCGCATAAAACGAAGTGGGTTCCTGGGGTGGAGCCGTTATCTTAATATGAATTTTCTGTTTATCATGCAAATTGAATCAACTACAATACTGCAAAACTAATCAATCTATATTATATATGCAAAATTATTTTCAAAAAAAGGGAGCCCCCGAAATTGAAGTTAAACCGAAAGAGTATGAAAAAGGACAGAGGCTCCCCATAATTCAATAATTTATCATTACTGGCATAATTAAACCAATAACAGAAAAATATTCATCCGGGTTATTTGCTTTTACTAATATTGCTTTTGTTGGCTCATAAAAATATAAATGAAGTATTTTTGTTCTTACCCCCATTCCTTCAGCTAAATTAAATAATAAATTTGCTGATAATGCTATTTCTTTTAAAGGCTGACACTTATCTAATTCAGGGAATAATGAATCAGTTGAAGGAAAAGGTAATCCCGGCTGGCAATTATAACTTATCCATGATAAGTCTTTCTGATGTAATTGAATATTATTCTTGTCATCTGATAATGAAATTTTAACCGTTGATGATTTACATATCAATTTAATGGCGTTTGCGTGAATCATTATTCCATTTTCAGGTAAAGAATCTACAAAATCATCTTTGAATAATTCTGATGTTTTGTGCTTTACAATTATATGTGCATTGGTGGCAATAGTAAATTCTTTGTCAACTTTCGCATATTGAAATTGTGGTCTTAGTTCCCATGCATCACAAACTAAATACAATTTTGGAAATTTCATAATTTTAAGTTTAAAGTTTATATAAAGTATTTAGCAAATTTACGTTTAAATTCCCGGTATGCCACATCGAGCTTTTCCCTGTTTTTGCGGGGCATCCTGCCAAGTCGTCTGAACTCATCCCTGAAATGTTTAAAGGAAGCATCTGTAACGGGACAATTCTTTACCCTGGTAACCAAAAAACGAAGTTCTGCATCAAAGGTATCCGCATCTTCTTTGCCCTTGACATATAAAACAACTATGCCAACAAGACAAAGGAATCCTATTAATGGTAGTAAGTTCATAATATTTCAAATGAATGATAGTTTCTTCTGCCAGAATCCCTATCTGATTTAGTAATATGTTCAACTAATCCACTTGCATCACCCCTGAATTTATTGGGGCCTTCCGTTTGAGGTCGAATTATTTGATAATTCTTTTTGTCCTCTGTAAAATAAATAATTATAATCATCTCACAAATTTTAAATTCCTGATAAATTCTTTCTTGTCCGGGAGATTCGATCCCAGAGCCGTAAAAGCGATCTTGCCGATAACTGTGTCAGCGATCTTTGGAAATTTGTATCTACGAGCAACTACCTGAGCAATAGTCAAGCCGGTGTTATCTTCGCACATAAAGCTGTCTCCGTAATGTATAAACATAGCGTCTATAATACGGTCAGCCTGCTGTTTGTCTGTTGAAAGTGTCATAATGATTTGGTTGAATTATAGTATTTACAAGCTATCTTAATTATATCTTTCTCGGCTGGATTCGTTAGCCATTTTTTAGCATATTTAAGAGCCTTTTTATAGCACTTCCATTTCAATTTTAAATCATTCATTTCAGTTCTTTTATTTTCTGTTTGTAATATTATTTGATGAATTTTATTCTGTTGCCTTGTAAAAAATTGTTGTGAATATATTGAAGTTCTGATTTGCTTAATTTGCCTTCATGTGCTTTGCGGTGACAGTCCCTGCAAAGTGCCATAAGATTCGTAATAACATCTTTGTCTTTACCCCTACCGTCCAGATGATGCACGTCCACGGCCTTTTTATGACATGCCTCGCAAGGGATAAAACTTTGTTCTCCGTAGTCAAAATACTTCATATATATTTTTGTGTGTCTTTGCATTACATAAATCCTATTAATTGAGCTTCGATCTCTTGTGAGGTACATCCTATATCTTCAATTATCAAATCCATAATACGACTATAAACATCTTCAAATTGATCCTGTGGCATAGAACCAAAACTAAGGCTTTTAGCATCATAAAACGTGCCTTTCGGTGTTTGGTATGTTTCAAAAAATCCAGCTTTCATAGTCAGGTATTTACGATATGTCTCGAATGGCATATTGAGTTTTGTATTCTCAAAGCCCAGGTTAATCAATGCAAAGAACTTCCGGTGAAATCCTATGTTCCGGGGATTTTTAACTTCAACCTCATAATCCTGACCGAGTTTAAGTTTACGTTTCTCATCGTAATCATGAGGATATAAAGGCTGTAATCCCGTTAG